CTATTTAATATTTTTTTTGCTATTTTAACTAATAATTTATCAAACCAATTAAACATTATTCTCTACCCCATTTAATATCTCTAATAGTTAAAGCTGAAAATTCAAAACCTTTATCGCCTGAAAAAAATCTTTGTTGAGATATATCCGATGTTGTTCTTCCATTTATTTTTTCATAATTTCCAAAATGACTTGTAATCGTCATTCCTAAAGCGGCACTACTTCCACCATCGTTCACTTGAAAATTTGATAAATGTCCATGAAATATTAAAAAAGGATCAGCAATACAAGTCGTTCCACTTATTACTCCACGATAGATTTTTACTTCAGTTCCAAGAACATCGTTACTTAAACAAGTAGAAATTAAAGATTGATCTACTCCTGAAAATGTTAAATTAACACTATGTTTAATTGGTGTATTAGATTCAGGAACATTACCAACACCAAGTAAAGTTCCATCTGCATTATATGTTTGAGAAGAACCCTCAATGTCATCTACAATATCAAATGAATTATCAGTCTTTCTGACTGGAGTTGAAAAACCTAAATAAACTAAATGACAATATGTAGGACTTGCCGCTAGAGCTGTCTTGACTGCTGATGTTAAACCTCTAGTCATTAATTATCCTTACAACTTTTCTTTCCCCATTTCCAAGTTTGAGTTATAGATTTCTTTTCTTGTAACTTATCATTTTTAGCATCTGTTTCAGTTACTCCAATCTCTACAGTTGTCTTATCAGGACACACAGCAGTGTTAAGGATATTGAGTTTACAACCAGCTAAAGATAGGGAGATTAAAAGTACAATTAAATATCTCATCATTCATTCTCAACCTTTTTCTTCTTCTTCTTATTCTTCTTCTTCTTGTTCTTCTTAATTTGTTTATCAATAACTTTTTTATTCTGTTTCTTCTTTATTTGTTTTAATTTTTGTTTAACAAAAGCAGAGTTCTTTTTAATTTGTTTTGATAGAATTATTTGTCCTTGTTGAAGTTTAAAGACTTGTTCCTTCATTCCCCAAGTTTCGTGAAGATTCCAGCCGACCAAAGAAATTAATGCAACGAGGGCCATAGCAATTATTTTATCTTTTAAATCCATTATTTATAAAAACCCTTAAAGCACCAATCTAATAATCTATCTAACCAATTTTTATTCTTTGGCGATCTTCCTTTTACCCACGCTTCATTAAATTTAGTTTTTTTATTGTCAGCTTTATATCTTCCTTTTGTAGTTCTTGTTCTTTTATATCTGCTCATTAAAACGCCTCGCTTACATCAAATTCATAATTATATAAATTATTAATACCCATACTATAACTCTGAACACTAGAAGTTAGATAAACTGTAAAAGCAACAGAATCATAAGTAACAACTTCATTATTTGCTAATGCTTCTATAATAGGTGGTTCGATTGTAACTGTTGCCGCATTGGAACTTGGTGTTACATCACTAACCACTTGATAAACTTTTGTATGCCCAGCAAAAGAAATCCAATCTCCAGCTTTAAGTGAACCAGCGGCATCAGCATTAAATCCATCAATCGCAATAGTATTATCTCCAGCAGTATGAGCACCATTAACAGAAATAGTAGTTGTTTCAGAACCTAAAGCGTTTTTTAAATTCGGTGGACTAATTGTGAAAGTTTCTTTTGAACCTCTTTGTTTTGTAATGAAAGCAAAAATAGGTGCAAATTCTGCTCTTGATAAATTTACATATCTACAAGTAAATTTCCAACGCTGATTATCTATTTGTCGTGCAAATCTTCTGCCACTATCAGATAAACTAACTAGCGTATTCACTTCATCTTGAAAAGATAAAGCGTTAAATTCTGGAGATGTAGGTAATGCGCCACTCATTAAATTATATCACTCTTTCCTTGTTGATTAACTGCACTATTAATCATTCCAACAATCATACCTCTTTCGTTAGAAAGTAGTTGTTGAAAACCAGCAGTATCAACTGCATTAATATTAAATGTAACATTCACATTTTTACCACCTACGCCTGGAGCAATATATCCAGACGAATTTGGAATAAAAGTTTCAGGTCCACCTTCTCCTACCATATAAGGTTTATTTTCTGAAACTGGTCCACCACCACGTCTTGCAGTAAATTTCTGTGATCTAATTTGTCCTACTTGTGCCATACCAAAAGCTAATGCAGAACCAGCGGCAAGATAATTATAAGGCGATGAAAATTGTTTAAACGCCATCATAACTGCCGCATAAGTTTCCATAATTGCTTTAGAGATATGATATGCCTGTAACATTTTAAATGCTTTTGCACTATGTCCTGACATAATAGTTAATGTTCCCTCTAAATTACTTTCAATATGTGCTTTAGCTTTTTCTCTCATTTCTCTTTCTCTTTTGTCAATAGCATTTTGAATTGTTAAATGATTTTCTAAATTTTTTCCTTTTCTATTTAACCAATCTTTGTATTGTTCTTGTCGTTTGTCTAATTCTGCTTTTTGATTATTAGTAATTTCAACTTCTGCATCTTGTTCATCTTCTACTTTTAAATGTGTTAATGAATAAATTGAAGCATTTAAATCTACAATCTCTTGTAACATTTCTTCGCTATTACCTTTCATAACTTCTGTGGTATGTTTAATTTCTCTCCTTAATGCTATGTTCCATTGACCTACACTCATCAATAAAGCAGTTCCAACATTATATGCAACAGCTTCTATATTCTCTAAATGCTTTCCAAAATCTATTATTTTATATTTAATTTGAATAAAAGCAGAACCAACTTTACCTAAAAAATTAATAAATTTTACACCTAAATATTGACCAAATAATGCCATAGTTTTGTGTGTATCTTCAACATATTTTAATAATTGATTTCTTAACATAGTTGAAACTTTTTCTATCGCTGGTGCTAACGCAACAGTCATGTTATTTGAAACGCCTGTAAATAAAGATTTAGTCCTACCTAATGAATCGTTAGCGTCTTCAACTGCCTTAACCATTTCTTTAGTTAAAACTAAACCAAATCTTTTTGCTTCTTTACCCATCTCTACCATACCAGCTGTACCAGCTTCCATAGCAGTTAAGAGTTCTATATTTCGACCACCAAATAATTTATAAGCAATAGCAGTTTTATCTCCCTGTTTTTCTACATTTTGTAAAGCATCAGCAACCAATTCGAATTGAGCCATTAAATCTCCATTCGTTGCTCTTAAATCTTCTTGTGTAATATTTAATTGTTCAAATGCGTCTTTAGCAATACCAGTTCCTTTAACGAGCCAGTCGTTAATACCAACTGCCATTGTTCTTGCACCTTTAGCAAATGCTTCTAAAGATGTTCCACCTAAATTAGCGGCTAATCTAAATGCACTTAAATTTTCTGTTGAAATAAAAATTTGTCGAGAGAGTTTTCCGATTTTATCAATACTGATTAATGAATTTCTAATTATTAAACCAAGACCAGCTACACCAGCAACAGCCGCTAGTCCTGTCTTCATATTAAAGATAGCTTTACTTACGCCTTTGAGTCCACGCTTTAATGTACCAAATGCTCGTTTGGTTTTATCCTTTGCGTTAATATCAAATTGTAATCTATTTTTTGCCATTATCTTTTTAATTTAGCGTCTTTGTTTAGTTTATTATAAAACGCACACCATAAATTAAACTCATCAACACTCATATCCATAATGTCGGATAGTTTCAAGTTGAGGTCTTTGGCGAGATGGAGAATGTTTAGAAGTTCGTTATCAGTCCTGATTTTTTTTTTCCCAGTCTTCAACTGGGACAACTTCGAGTATCTGATTGGCGACACGCATTATCACATCAGGATCGGCAGAATGTAATAAGGAATGTTTATCGTCTAGCTTATATATTTTATTGCCTTTATCATCTTCAGCTTTTAAAATAAGAACATCTGCAAATAACGTAACATCGTCAGACTTTCTATCACGACTTAATCTTCTTTTTTCTGCTAAAGTTAAAGGTTTAGCATAGATAACAAATGGTTTTCCATCTTTGGTTTCCCATTCTGGTATCTCAATTCGTTTTATATCTTTTTTGTTAAAATGTTCTCTAGCAGATTCAAGTATATCACCCATAGACAGAGTAAATATATAAGTAACACTAAATAGTCAAATTAATTAAACAGTTCCCCTAGTTAAAGCACCAGTTAAAGTAGCTGAAAATGTCGCTTCGATCATACCATCTGTCGGAGTTGATGTAGAGTTTGCAGTAATTAACCATGTACCACTATAATAATAATCTCCACTATCAGCACCTTCAGGATATAAATTTAAT